CAGCAGCGTTAAAGCACTCTACTTGCACTCGCTGGAACCCTCGATTGCGTGAGTCTAGCTCTGCTTGCTGCAACTGGCGAAACTCACCCTTAGCACCTGCCCCAACGCCGATATTATCGAACCGCATCACATCAATTCTGTTCTCAAGACACATAGAATGCGCGTGTTGCGCTGCGGACACAGGGTCTTGGTCTTTCCATTCTTCCATGCCTTCAATAACGATACCGCGCCTCCACACAAGCGCATTTGCATCGACGCCCTCATCGGCCACATCAAATCCTGACTGCTTCCCTCCTGTAGTCTCGATGCCCAATTTCACATGAGCATCACGGGCCGCTTCAATCCAATGAGGCTTGATTATAGCAAGGTCAGAATTCGCAACAGGCTCGCCAAGATAGATATGTCGATACAGTTGAAAATCATTCTCCTTCATCAACTCCATATCGTCCATTAGTTCCTTCGGGAACCGTGGATTATCTGTGTAGTTGATTTTCTTTACGATGCAGTAGCGCTTTCCGTCCTTATAGTCAGGATATCGGCGCTGGGTTACGAAACGCTTATAGGTATCTGCTAGTGGATCGTCCGGGTTAAATGACACCCATATCTCTGACCCAGCCTTCCGCATGGTCGGAATAAGCGCGTTCCAAGACTCAGCAGACACTGATTCAGCTTCTTCCAGCCATGCCGCATCAAAGTCACTAAACCCCTTAAGTTTCTGGCTGTCAAGGCGCTTTGCGCTCGATTTAAGTCCGGAAAACTTTATTAGTCCGCCGCTATACGGGCATGAAATCTGTGTCTTTTGAATGTCAAACCATTGATGCAGGTTGCGCCGTTCAATCTCTGCCACAAATTCAGAATAGACGGAATCAGCGATTGACTCCATAACCTCGCGGAAGCCTACTACTTTCCATCCGAAGTCTTTGACGTTGTTGGTTAGGATTGTGCATATGGTACGTGTTTTAGCGCTGCCGCGCCCGCCATACGGAACCTTGAATCTAGCAGGCTGTAAGAAGTCTTGGAAGGCCGGAAATATCTCTACGGCTTCTTCATGCTCACTCATTGACAATCTTATAGATGCTGACCTTTGGCCGCATCGTTCCATCAGGGTTGCTTACTTCGGTCTTGTCAGTGAATAGCTTTAGGTACTTACCCAAAAGCTCAGACCCTTTCAACACAGCAGCAGAATCGAACCTATATTCGCCAGTTGGCGAGCCGTCCTTGTCAATCACTTGTTCAGCCTGCGCGCAACGCTCAATGGTGTTCTTGATCGTTGAAAGGACGTATTCGGCGGTGATTTCCACCTTATTCATTCGCTTGTCTAGTTGTTCTTTGATAGCATCTTTAATACAAGGTTTCGCAAGGTTTTCAGGGCCTATAACGCCAGCAGTCTTTTCAGAGTACCCGGCGCGAATAGCCGCCTGAGTCGCGTTAAGATCGACTAGGTATTCCTTAACGAAAAGTGCTTGCTTAGGCGTGAGCGCCATTAATCAACTTCCCTTCCAAATAACAAATAATAACGCGCTTGACTTCTTCAAAATCGTTCGACACCCGTACATAATACCCTTGTTCGGTGAGAAAGACAATATATTCTAGCTGTTCTTTGCTCGGCGATTTGCATTTTCCAGTTGGCGTTTTAAGCTCCACCATTAGCCCATGATACCCACCGCGAGCAACTGGCAAATGCAAATCTAGAACCCCTGCCTTTACGCCCTGGCGCTTGAGAGACATTGCTTCTCGCCCTGATCGATAACCACCATTCCCAATGTGATGCAACCATCGCAATTCTGGATAATGCGGCTCTACCGTTCCAGCCCAGCAGAAAATAGCCTCTTGAAGATCACTTTCAGTCATCGCTACCAACCAACACATCTTCGCATAACGCATCAATCGTGCCAGTATGTCGCTGCACCAGTTTAAATGAATAATCGCTAGGATTGCATTGGAATTCTTCCAACGCTTCTCGCAATCCTTCTAAAATTCCGTCGATTGGTAGCATATTATGCTCCAAAAATCTAATCAAACCACACGCTGACACCAAACCCCGCCATTTTCAGACTTATTAGAAAACCGAACGCCGAGACGCTTTCCAACCGAGTTGCACATAACGCTAAAGCGTTTCGGCCCATACTTACCCGCTTCAACAAAGAATCGTTGCCCGACTTGCAATTGCTCGAAAGGATAATCCTTCGCGCTAAACCGCTTTTCACGCCCAGTAAGGTCAATACCTGGTTCAATCTTGCATTCCATAACTTTCCTTCGTGATGTTCAATATACGTATTATGGCACAAGTTTTAATTTATTGCAAGTGATAATCAAAAATAAATTCGATACCGCAATACTCAATTTCTTCTGCGAATTTAAGGCAGTCCTGCTCTTGTTTTTCCGTTGAAGTCTCGTTGCGCCATGCTGCATTCGCCACTCGCTGCGCCTCACCACGGCTCATCGTAATGACTACTTGGTTATCGTTATTCAACTCGGCTTTCATTATAGGCTCCAATCCATATCTGGCTCATTAAAATCATGCACGTCTGCGTTATATCCTCTACCGCCACACGCAGCGCAGCTAACTCCATCATGCTTTCCTTCTCCAGTTCCTGAGCACGCGGTACAATGTAACATATCGTATTCATTGTCTAGGCATTTAACGCACAGCCCTGGATATTGTACGGCAGTTCCGCATCCGCTGCAAATGTATCCATCCATACCGTCTAACAATCCAAACTCTCCGTCAATTACATCATCCATACCGCCTCCATTATCAATCACGTCGCTACGCAGTGATCGCACGTTCAATTAAAAAACAACAAGCATACAACCATGGTGCCTAACTGCCCAAATCATCGCCAGAAGGCTTACTGTCGTTGTTTGCATTGTTTGCTCCTAGAATGTTACTGCTACCAAGTATCCATTAATCATTGTTGGCTCATTGCTAACACTTTTATTCTCGTAAGCTGGCCAACGCGTCTTTGCCATTGCTACCTTAGACTGTGATATTTCTGCCAGGATAGAAGACCACTTTTCGGCCGTCTCTACGCTTCGGCACGTCACGTGGATGTTGCACTTAACACTACCAAATACATTGACGCAATCAAACTGCTCTCCACACCCCTCAAGAAGCTGTCTCATCTTGTCTTTGTGCGATTGATCCATTGGTGCATCTCCTTGTTGGTATGTAGTGATATTAGTCTAGCTAGATTCTTGTGTCAAGTTCTTTTTACTACCCTACGCACTCCTAGAGCAACTTTATCAGCCACTAACAGATTGGCACGACGACAGTCAAGTTTGTCTCCATTCGAATGCGCAGCCGTCTTTCTATCACCTATTGTCGCTCCAATTACAACGCGCGACAACAAAACATCATGCTCTAAAATTGTCGCGCATACATTTCCATCGGCAGCCACTCTCCACGGCCATGACGCATAGTCGCTTGCCACATCATTATCCACAATAGCAACTTTCCCGCCTTCCAGTCTAAGTTCTGCCATTCTGTTCGTCCTCTAGTTTGACAACTCGTTGTTCTGCCATTAGATACACTTTGCTGGCCTCTGGCTCAGTTTTAAACGTTCCAAGGTAGTAGCACTTACCATTGCATGTGATATGCGCTTTAAACGTTCCTGTGCGCGTTTTTGACACTCCATGTTTTCCAGTAATTTTTATTTCTTTTTCCATATGTGCGATCAAAAAGTATTTGAGATTGTTCGATCTCGCGTGTTTTCATTGCTATGACTGGATGTGCGATTTGCGATTTGAGATTCCTCCATACAAAAAGATTGGTTTGTATGCCCGTGGTGGTAAATATATAAATATCTAGCTTTAGATACGACTGTAGCTTTCTCCGTTTTAATACCCTTATAAGGGGCACAAAAACATCGAAAACCATGGTCCTTAGGCTGTTTTAGAAATGTGTCTTAGCGTTTTCTGCCCGCAAATCTCACATTGCTTTAACTGGTTGATTCTATTAAGAAATATCTGCGGAAACTACTTTCGAGAATATTTCGCGAATCTCACACCTAATCCATTTCGCTCATAGCAACTGCATCTATGTTGCTACACGCCTTGTTGCTCCAGCCTTAGCGTAAAACGTTACCAACTGGTTCAAACCTCTATGAGCATTGACTGGCCGGTGATTTGGTAGTCGCTGTACAAAGTTCAGACGCTGCAATCTATTGGTGACTCACAGGTTTAGCTTAAAAAGTTACAGCCTGCTAGGTTACAACCGTGTAGCGGCCAATAGTTGGCTACACCCAACACACCAAGTCTAACACATATTCAATAAAAAAGGCCGCTAAGTGCGGCCTATATTTTTCATGGATTGGATGATCCGCACCTTTGACAGCAATATCCATGATTTACCGAGCCTCCGCAATCGCGACATGGCTTAATTATCGCGTAGCTTCTCGCTAGCAGGTTGGCAAGCGCTTCCCAATGCCTTGTATATGGCTCGATCTTCTTCGGCTTCTGTTGAGTTTTCATATCGCCTCAGTGGTAAAAAGTTTCAACAAACAACCGATCATCCGCATCCTCATCAAGCAGAGCATCCTGCCCTTGCAAGTCTTCATCTGGCACTTGCTGACGCGCCAGGAAGCGTGATTCGATTTCTAGGTCGTAGTCTGCTGCGTTGTAAAAGTCGTCTCGGTTGCGTAGCATGGTGGGTCTCCTTTAATCAGTGTAAGCAATAAATACGAATTTTCCACTCCCAAACGATTCAAATCTGCCGCCAAACGTACCATTGACTTTTGCTTTTACTTCTGTTCTGGTTGTTCCTTCTGGATATACGCCTACGCATTTTTGTGAGCATCCGCTGTGCATCTGGATTCGATAGTCGATTTTCGTGTTGTCAAACGGCCTTGGTTTATCTTCACGCATTGAAAGTCCGGGAGCAACTGGAACATAGACGTATTCTGGCGCACCTTCTTCCCACCCGCATTCTTTGCACGTAAGGACTACGCTTGTGCAAGAGTGGCAAGGCGGCGAGATGTGACATGAGCAGTTTTCTGATTTTGGATAGTACAATTTTCCACCACATCCAATTTCAGGACATGTATCACCTTCTTCTTGATATCCTGCATACATTTCGTTCTCCTTGCGTTTGTTGATCCGATGACCAATTCTAACAACTAACAAACGCATGTCAAGCCCTAAATGCAAAAAAGCGCCCGAAGGCGCTAAATTTATTCTGGATCATCCGGCAACGACTCAACAGGATCGCACGGAGCGCCCCTCCATAGCGTTGGATGGCAAAGATGCTGCGTACCGTCTGGGCCTTGGCTTATGCACCACGCCTCGTCGCCTGTAGCTGGATGCTGTACCCAATGCGCGATATATTTCTCCTGGCCTGTCCATACGATGACTCTCTTGTTGCGTGGAGCCATGTTGATGTGGTGCCATCCGTCTGTGTTATTCATCATTTTTCCCCGTAGATTTATAGCGAAAAACCGTTTCGCCCCGGTACTTCTTACCGCTATCAGTTGCTACAAGATAGCCGTTTTCTACAAGCCCATCAACTACAGTTTTTACTGATTCTTGATTGGCGCGACTCGACTTGACGTTTTTGTAAATAACGCTGAACGATTCGCCGAGTTCTGTCGTGCAGATTTCCAAAATGCGATGCGCTATTCCGTCCATTTTTTCTACAGTATCACGGCTCGCCATGCCTTCAGTAGATGATACGCGCCTAATCTTATTGCTCATCTCCCATCGAACAAGTTTAACCGCATATCGCGCCATGTCAAGCGTCAAGACGCGAGACTCAGCCGCCAGTGCGATACATAGCTTCACCACGCCATCCAATGCGCGCCTTGGTAGTGACTCAAGCCCCGCTGCTTTCTGCGTCTCTGCAAGGTCATGGAAGTAGCTTAAAGCACGATCCACAAACACCATCGCCTCGCGTTCAATCGTAATCGGGATTTGTTTCTGATCGAACGAATCAATGCGGCCGAATGGGCAATCGTCTTTGATAAACGCGACATTCTTTAGCGCCATTTCTAGACCTAATGGTACTTGCGGAGCGCCTTGAAAATCTTGTTTGGCAAGCGGATTAGTCTCGTACTCATGGAACGTTAGCGCCCTGGACAAGAAACCGTTTTCTGTTGATTCACCACTGAATGCCAGCTCCATAGTGCGTGGTGTAGCCGTGGTAAACATAGACAGAAACGGATTAGGAAGGCCGTTTTCGAATTTGTCAAGTAGAAATTTTGCCCGTTTGATTTTGTTCTTGACTTCCTCTTCGTCGGTGAAATTTCCGTCTTTCAGCGCTTTGGAATACTTTCCGATCAGTTCTTCATACTTCTCCTTAATCGCCATTTTCCTAGAAATGTCAAGCAATACCGACTTGTCGCCCTTGGTGAAGACTTCCATAATCGTACCAATGATGCCTTCAAGGTAGCTGGCATTTCCCTTTTTCATGGCGTTGTTCAGCCGCTGCAAAAAATACCCGAATTCGTCATTCTGGTACATTGCATACTGGTTCTGCTCTAGCGCGTCAAGTAGGTCTTTGTCTGACTTGATGCGACCATGTATCGCACGGCCAAGACCTACGCAGCACATTAGACGATGTGCAGCACCCAGTATAGCGTCTTTGCCCACTGATGATCCAGCAATACAAAGAACAAGCAGGTTAGGCTGAATATTACTGAAACGATTTGGCCAAAAATAACGGCGTCCAATAATGTTTGTGAGTACCGAAATGGAGCAAGCCAGAGTAATGTTTCTATTAGGAAAAACAGAACAAGAATATACATAATCATTAATTTTCCCCAACAATCCAGGCGGTTCGTAGATGTTGATATCGTGATCGTCAGCTATAGACGGCAACGATACGCGATCCTCTTTTTTCTGCTCCCAAAGGTCTTTGATCTTTTGCAGATCTTCCGCGCTCAATGCTGACGAATCAGCTTTAGGCTCCCATCCGGCTTGACGCGCAATATGAACGAGTGATCCCATTCCGGCAGGCTTGGAATTGTACTTACCAAAGGAGTGCCATTTAACGTCACACTCGCCTGACTTATAGCTGCTTCCTGACTTACTCCAATCGTCCCAAACCTTTGACCCTTCATAACTTCCCCCCGTTGCGTGGTGAGTGGCCATGCCGATCTTTATCCAGTCTTCATACCCTACGTCGGCAGAAATATAGGATAGCATGTCAGCGATTTCTTCAACGTCGCCGAGGCCTGATTCGCTTAGCGATGCCTTATGCGACTCGTAGCCACGCGCGAGAAGTGCCGCAACTTCTGACGGTAACTCGGTCAAATTCTCAAGATCAGACTTGTCGAAACTAAAGAATTCATATTGCTTACCGCTTGCATGCGCAGAACCAGCGATCACCACAAAGCCGCCTGCCATTTTGATGTCCGCGCCTGGATACTTCGACGGCAACTTCCATCCGAGATTTTCGGCGGGCTTCTTGAAATAAAAGTGCCAGCCGTCGCCGCCAGTCTTTACGATAGCGCTGCATGACGCGAAAAGATCGATTGCGAGGTCTTTTTGCAGCGACTCAAGGCTAACAGCGCCGCCATTCCGTGGGTCAAAGTCCAGCACGATATGATCCTGGTCAAGAGCGAAACCAAGCCCGTTACAGTGATAAACATCATTCCATACGTCATGCAGAGTAGCCGTATCTACCAGCCGTTGATTCTGCCAGTTGCTGCGCAGCGGATGTTTAGCCGCCGCTTGGCACTCTGTATTACCGCATGAGCATTTACCGCCAACGATAGGATATAGCGGGATGAGCCGAAGACCGGCGTTTAGATAGTCTGTCGCGTTGGGGTATAGACTCATTTGCGTTCCAGGATTGCTTCGGCGCATTCATCGCGATGATCGTATGCATAATTTCCGTTTGCGTGTTTTGATTGGCACAGCTTCGCGCACTCTTCGCGCTCAATGCGTTGTGCAGCGTCCCATGCGTCTCGCGCAAACAAAAACATTGAGTCATAAGATAATCCTTGTTTGCTTCTAAACCATTCGTCAAAGCTCATGCCGCCTCCCACTTCCCGCCAACGTAGCGGCCTGTCTCGCCGCGATACGAGAAGATGGCCGTGCATCGATCTTCCTGCAAATAAAGAATTCTATCGCGCCATGGGCCATTGACGCATTGCACCGGAATCTTCTTGGTTACCTTGCTTGCTGTTCCATTTTTCGTACTCATTTCATGTTCTCCAGTTCGGTTTCAAGGTGTTGAATCATCATCAAATTCGCATCAATCATGCGGTTAATCTTTGATTGCTCTCGCATCATTTGTTCGCGCATAACGTGTGCGTTGTCAAGTTCTTTTTCGAGGTGTTGCCGCTCGGTCAGCGGTTTGAATAGTTGCCACATGATATTCTCCTGCGCTGTTAGTGAAATGCCAATGTAGCCTAGAATTTAGTTTAGTGCAAGAGAAAAATATGCTTGACTTCCTGTTTTTTAGTTGCTAGAGTTCGTCTCGTCGCTGCATGACGGCGACTAACCTAATTAGAGAGGTAGTAATATGGGAAAAAAATGGAAAACCGGCACGCAAGCGCAACTTTACGCCGCAAAAGACGATGCGCGGTTGATTCCGAAGAAGACTTATTTTATTTCACTATACGGAGCTACTCGCGGATTAGTTGTGTCACGCATTGACAGCCCGCACAACAGGAGATCAAGCGTAATGATGTGGGAAGCTAATGGAGAATTTGATTTCCATTGCGCCGAAGACTTGGAGCCAATCAATGACTAATTTCGTCACCCTCCTTCAAGAAGTCCGCAGCCAGATCGCGTCTTTGGAATCTGCCGAGGCCGAACTGGTCGCCGCAATCATCGCCGAAGCAGTCCACAACAAGACTGGCCAAGGCACGTATGACATGGACGGCTATAAGGTCACTATCAAGACCGGTGAAAACGTCACGCTTGACAAGTCGCTGCTGAATACGATTTGGAAACCGACGATGCCGATCAATCGCACGTACAGTTACACCTTGCGCCAGAAGGATTTTGATGCTTTAATGGCGAACGGAACAGCGGCGCAGCGGTCATTGTTGTCGAAGATCGTAACGAGTCGCCCGAGCAAACCAAGCATTAAAGTAGAGGAGAAATAATGACTACAATTCAAATCGTTATCGCAGGATCGTGGGCGTGCGTAGTTGCTTCACTGTTGTCTAGCAGAGTCACAAATTTTGGATCGTTGTTGTTCATTTTGATTGCTGTATCATCGTCGATTTATGGAGTAATGTAATGGACCTTTCACAACTTACCAAGCCCCTAAGCAAGCCACCAGAAATCACAATTGTTGGCACCCCGGGCGTCGGCAAAACCGAACTCGGCGCACGTTTCCCGCGCCCGATTTTCGTTCAGGCTGAAAACGGAACGAGCGTTTTCGACTCGTGGCCTGAAGAAGAAAAGCCGACGGTCTTTCCGCCATTGCCACGCGCTGATAAGAAAGCGAACGTCAGTACAAAGGCCGTGCTGCTCGATCAGTTGCGCAGCTTGGCAACGCAGGACCACGACTATCAAACGCTAGTTATTGACAGCGTGACGAGCCTGCACGCGCTTTTTGAGCATGAAGTATGCGAAGAATACGGAGTTGATAACGTCGCCGATGCTGCCGGCGGATTCCACAAAGGCTATCTTGTCGTCAAGGGCATGCACTCTGAAATCAAGGCGGCATGCGATTACCTGCGAAACAAGAAGGGCATGACGATTGTTTTCCTTGCACACTCTGGCATCGAAAAGATGAAGAACCGACCGGACGCGGAAGAATATAGCGTGTATTCGCTTGACATGCATAAAGATTCTGTTACTGTGTATTGCAATCTCGTTGATGCCGTGATGTATCTTCGCCAGGATGAGTTCGTTAAGGGTGGCGCTACTGACAAGAAAGGAGTGACGACCAAACTAGGGAAAATCGTACAGACTGGCGACCGGATTCTTGTGACTTCTGGCGATGGCCGTATTGGATACGTCAGGGCAAAAAATCGATACTCGCTTGACTCTGAAATCGCCATGCCACTCGGAGAAAACCCGCTGCTTGATTTGATTCCGTATTTTAAGGGGGCGAAATGAACCTGCTTGAGCATGTTGTAATTGCAATCAATAGCCCACCATCTGATGCGCACGGAAAATGGTGGGTAAATGTAACGTATGATTGTTACGGCGTAGCAGGAACTACTGACATAATGTTCGATACAGAAGAGGATTCCGATGACCTTGAGGTTGGCTTTGTATTTCTTGCATAGGATTAAATCATGAAAACCACTCAATCACGCATCATCAAAGAAATCGCCGCGAAGCTGGAAATCAATCCAGAGGTTATCGACCTTCGCGCCAGTCTTGACGATCTTGGCGCGGATGAAATCGACTCTCTCGAAATCTTGATGCGAATCGAAAACGAATTCGAGATTGAAATTGACGACGATGTTTTTTGCAATTGCAACACGGTCGGCGCGATTGTCGCGCTGGTCGAAATTTTGAAAAGGAAATGAAAATGTCTTTCTGGTCTATGAGCGATGGTAGCAAGGCTACTGGTATTGTTCCTGAAAGTAATGATTTTGTGCCGCTTCCGAAGGCGCAATATCTCACGATGCTTGAGTCAATGACTATTGACGAGTATCAAGGCGCGAAGAAAATCAAGGGGAAGGCTCGAATTATTGGAGACGGGCCTTACAAGAATCGCGTCGTGTTCTTTAACGTCAAATGTTGGGACGAAGACCCGAAGGCGCATGACCGCGCAGTTAATCTGCTGAAAAAGATGCACGATGTTATGGGCGTTGCAATGCCTGAATACGAGCCTGATGACGAGCATCTTTCTAAGTTGCAGGATAAGCCGCTGATGATGAGCCTTGAAATTTGGCGCATCTTTGAAAAGGATGCTGCTGGCAATGATACGGACGTTGTTAAGAATGAAGGTAATTGGGTGCGCGACGTTGCACCAAAGGGCGCGAAGGCTGGAGGGGCTGTTAAGGTTGCTCCGAAGGCTGCGGCGAAGCTTGCGCGAGAGCCAGGAATGGACGAAGACGAAGGCCAAGACGTGCCGTTTTGATGTGTATCAACCAGCCTTAGGGCTGGTTATTTGACTGAGGATAATCATGGAACAAAAAACAGCACTATCATTTCTGTGCAATGCCGGCGAAACCATGAAAGAACGCGGAAAGCAATACGACGCAGAAGATGGCGAGCGCAGCATGGGAAAGACCGTAGCGGCGTTTAATTCGATCGCTGGCCGTGATCTATCGGAAAGCGAAGGATGGTTGCTCATGCTGATTCTGAAGCAAGTTCGCCAATGGCAGACTGA